AGGTTGTTGTAAGATCCAGCACCCGGATCGCCAAACAAATCGTCACTGCCGTAATCCGATGGTGGTGGCATGACGGTCGTGCGAATCGGTGCCTGCTTGATTGGCTGTAGCTTAGGGTCGCCACGAGGCGCTTTTTCATCACGATCGTCAATGCCGATGTTGTTATTATCTATAAATTCCATGGGGCGCATCATGCCACCAGTAGGTAACTGTCCCGGAGACATACCACCTTCACCGGGTGTAAACGGTCCAGAAGGCATTCCGGGTATCCGCATGATCGGTGGGCTTTGATAACGATTTTTGTTGGGCGGTAGCATTTTCATATCATCACCAATTTTTACACGACCAGTACGAAGCCGCGAACACGTCCTTTTTCTTCTCTACCGCATCGCAAGAATGGCGAGCGCGGAAGCTCTTACGTCGTTCTGGGTTACTTTTCTTGATTTTCATGTTGGGATCGCCGTAGCGGACGATCTTCACCTGATCACCTTTTTTGGCTAGAACCTTAAATTTTTTAGGTCCGCCACTGGTACGCACAGGTTGGTTATAACCGGGAAACGACTCACCTCGGTAGGTGAGCCGTCCGCCTTCAGATCGCTTGACGTCCTTAGTATCAGCCATAGCTTTTTAACAACTCCAAGATCACTGTATAAGTATCGCCCGATGAGGCGCCAATAGTTGTGAACTTGATGTCTCCGGTTTTGCCAGCGCCAGCGTCGTTCGGTATAGCGCTAAACGACGAATAATCGTGCATACCATTAGAATCTGGCGACAAGCCGATAATTAAGGTATCGGTGGTTGCGTCGTTAAGTAATTCGACGCCCATGCCGACGCACTGCCACCAAATACGAGCCACGGCTACCTCAGTGCATGAGTCGCCGCGACTATTGGTGTCAAGGGCGCTTACATCCACCTTGGTAACCGCTGATTCGCCAGTTCCGTCAGAGATGTTTGTAAACTTCAAAACGGCTTTACGCTCACCGTCTTGAATAGTTTGTGATGTAACCGTATCTGCCATTATTAAACCCTCGCGGTTAAATCCCTCGGGAGCCGTAGCTACCCGAGGGGCTCAGAATCATTAAGCGTTGTTAATGTTCTGAATGTACTCAACAGTTACATAACCAGCACCGCTAGATCCAGCAGAGAAGTCGATAAAGATAGCGACGTCTGAAGAGCCTATATCAACCCAAGTATCTGCGTCTGTAATCGTGCCGTCTGCTCCATGGTGGATTACATTAGCCGCTGTGCCTGCCGCCAAAGCTGTGAATAGCTCGGTGGAAGTCGACGAAGTACCCATAGAAATGTTTGCGGCATCACACGCAGTAGTGATGTAAACAATAATCTCAGTGATTTGGCTGTTTGCAGGGACCACGATTCCTGTATCAGCCGCTGTAGTGGACTGAGTCCAGCTTGCAGTCTGAGCCATTTTGACAAAGCCAACATTAGCCTTGTCCGTGCCTACTGTAGTGCCAGTAGTGTCTTTGATTGTTCCGGCCTTAATAGGGCCTGAGAAAGTAGTAGTAGCCATTTGAGTCTCCTGTCTTGGCAAGTGTCAGTTAAAACTGTCAGAAAGACCTTGTCATCATAGACTTACTTTCGGGCAAAAAAAAGGGGGCCAGTGGCCCCCATGGTCTCACACCAAAAGGTTATGCACCTTGTGATCCGTAGATGCCTCTCCAGTCAGAGAATCCGAACGAGTAACGCTCACGCGCCTTGTATCGGATGTTGCCTGTGCTGAAGTCTGGCTCCATAGACGTTTCCATCGCAGTACGCTGGAACATCTTCAGGCCTTCACCGGCTTCGGTGACAGACGTGAGGATGAAGAATGCGTCGGGATCAGTCAGGTAATGGTTTACCGTGTAACCACCGGGCAATACACCAGTGTTGCGAATGGCGTTGATGTCGTTGTCAGCCGTACCAACACGCTGTTGCGAGTTGAGGATACGGTCAGCGACGAACGTCAACTGAGGTGGAATTACTAGCTTGGTCGCTTGTACCGAGATAGTCAGACCACGATCGTCAGTGAAAGTGCTGATATCAATCAGCGCGTCTTCCAAAGAAGTCTCGTTGAGGTCAGACATGGTAGTTGCGCGGTTTGCTAGAGTGCCGCCACCTGCCAATGGGTGTGCTGTAGAGATCAGAGGTTGACCGTCACCACCAGCGAAGCTTGTGTTGAATGCGTTGTTCAAAACATCCGCACCCTTAACTTCTTTGGTGTTAGCCATTGAGCGAGCCAATGCCTTAACGTAACGACGACCCAATGAGTCATACAGGTTATCTTCGACAGCTTCGTCAGTTAGCGAGAACGCCAATGCGATAGTGTCGTGTGTGTAACGAGCCGTGAAGCCTTCAGTTGCTGTGTCAAAAGATACGCCCTGACCTTCAGTCTTGACAGGTGCACTGCCAAAACCAGTGATCAGAACTTCTTCTTCAAAAGCACGTTGTGAGTCTTCAATTGAGAAGATCTCCTCGTACTCACGGTCGTAAGTGTCGTAGGACATCCCGAACAGGGCGTTGAGGCCGGGTTCAAGCTCCTTCGCTAATTGTGCGCGTGAAATAGCCATCTAATGAGCCTCCTTATGCTAGACCAGCAGACTTAACACCTGCGATGTGGTTTTGAATAACCACCATCACATTAGTGTTAGCGTTTGCTACGTCATCGTTGTCGGGGTCCTGACTGATGTCAATGGCCTTGAGTGGCAACGTCGTGGTGGTAGCACCAGTTGTTACATCAAGCTCCATGTTTGATCGGCCAGAGCGAGTGTCGCCAGTGGTTGACTGATCAACAATGTCAAAGTTACCGAACAAGTCAGCGACTGGGAACGTGTCGTCAGCCTGCACCTCGAAGACAACATTTGGATCATCTACGATGAACGCAATGATGTCGTCAGCGGCAACAGAGCCGGGGTAGTAGTTAGAAAAAACCTGCTCAGAAGTAGTGGGGTCCGTATACCGACAGCCGTTGAACACGCCAACGACAGGAACGGTAGAAGAAGCGGCCGCACGAGATACAGTACCGCCAGTCAATTGCTTGACCAAGTCACCTTGGAAAATAGCACCTGACTGGTTATTGGCGATACGGTAACGTGATTGGCCACCCGAGTAGGGAGCTCCACCCATCATGTGGGCAGGACGAAGTCCAAAAGCGGCGTCTTTATTAGCCATGGATCAATCTCCTATTGCTTGCCAAAGGTTACACGGCTACTGCGGCTAGGATCATATTGAACGTATCGAGAATCTTGCCTAGTCTCATTGAACATATTGTTGTCCAATGCGTCCTTGGCTGTTTCGGCCTTATCAGCGTAATAAGCTGTACGCTGTTCAACCATCTCCTCGGGTATCTTTGCCAACAGTAAGCCCTCGTTATATACGACGCCTTCGTGTCGACCGTTATCCATGGTAGGTAGTTCAAACTCGGGAGGAAGGTCGGTTCCACGAACCAGTTCCCATCCTTCACGAATACGACGCGAGACATTAGCCCGGTCTTCCTGTCCTAACATTGACTCTCTGATCCATCGGTAAACGTAACCGGGAGGAGCAGGTGGAGTCTCTAACTTTCGCACTGGACGCCATACTTTTCGCCGAGCCTGATTATCGTGCGCTCCGCTTTCACGCGAAGAACGGGGGTTCTTTTGTTCTGCCATTACCTTGCCTCTCTTTGAGCTACTTTCTGTTTCTCTTTTGCCACAGCCTTGAGCCAAGCTTCCTCGGTCATGTTGTGTGGTTTGAGACCACGCAATCGCTCTAACTCACTAGAAGTGAACTGAACACCGTTCTTTCTGCCTCGTGTTTGTGGCCGACCACTTGGTTGGGCGGACGCGACTCTTTGCACGGCGGGTCGCTGTCCTGTTTCTTCGGCCGCATCCGTGTCGTTGCCGACACTTTTGCTGAGATTAGGATAAACCCTTGAAACACGATTATCTAGTGCATCGTAGTATTCATCCGAATCCGGTTCAAAACCTTCGTTTATAAGGTTGTAATGCGTGAAGTACGCAAACTGAGTAGCCTCTAAATGCTCTTCATTGTCGCCATCACCATACCAAGGGTTCTTTTCGTGCCACGAAAGGGCTTGCTCAGTAGGCTGTGGTTCCTCTTGCTGTTGAGGTTGCATCTGTTGTTGAGGAGCCATTTGCTCCATCGGTTGATAATTCTCTTGCGGTTGCTGACGGCTTTTTGCAACCCGAAGCTTTTCCTTTTTGATCGCAATGTCATTTTTCAGCGAATCCGCTTTTGACATAAGGTCAGCGTCTTGGCTTTGAACTGCCTTTTTGTAGATATCCTCTACCGACTGCTCCTGCGCTTTTAGCTTGTCTTCTTCTGCTTGCAGAGAAGTTTGCTGGCTCTGCGCGGCTATCTGCCGATATTGGGCCAACTCGTTTTGCTGTTGCGCCAACATAGCTTCGTATTGTTGTGCACGTTGCTCAGCTTCACGAGTCTTGGCATTTAATTTGTTGATGCGCTTAGAAACCGATTTAGTATAGCGCTCAAGCTCATCACCTTCTGGCTCACCGCCTTGTGCGGCGTCCTCAGTGATTTCGATGGTGATCTCCTCTTCAGGAGCCTGATTTGCATTTTCAACTGTCATAGGTAGCTCACTATATCGTCAGGGTTAAGGATTGTGCCGATGATCTCGTCATCATTAATAATGCGCACTTCCGCGCCATCTTCTAGCTTAAACCGTGCGCCAGCA